TTGTTTTTAAGGGCGATGTTACGGCGGCATCCGCTGACTTTTCGACCGCGCCCGACGTTACCATGAAATTTAACGCATTAACGGCAGGGTGGAGCGTACTGATTGCAGATAGCCCGACAAGCGTACAGGGCGAAGCGACGGCAGAAAGCCTTATATCCCAATTCGCCACGCAAGCGGGATTTAACTTTGTGAATAACGGCGTTACGGAAAGCGTGAAAAATGCAACCTTCAACGGTTCGCCTGTTCAAAAGGCACAGCAAGTTGCTGACGAAGTAGGTTGCGAGTTATTGATGGACGATGAAACGTGGGCTATACAGCCTTGGGACAAGCCAAGAGGTGACGCGGTTTTACTAAAAGCCGAAAGCGGGATGATAGGTTACCCGTCATTTACGCAAGACGGGATTTCTGTTGAATGTTTTTATAATCCGCGCTTGCAGTTAGGCGGGCAAGTTAAAATTGAAAGCATTGTTCCGCGTGCAACGGGCTATTGGAAAATCACAAAGCTAAGTCACGACCTCGCCGCATATACAAATGGGCGATGGGTATCGCGTATTGACGGTATGTATTTGCCCGAAAATGCGGAAGAAGAAAGCGGTGCAGATGATGAGTGAAAACACCGTAAAAGGGCAGAAAAAGCCCAACACAGCCGGGAGCGAATACAACGCCCTGCAATTTATGATAAAACAAGCCATAGGCGGGCAAGTGCATACTGCGATACCTTGCCGGGTTCAAGCAGTTGACGGCTTGTTTGTCGATGTGTTGCCCCTTGTTTCAAGCGTTGACGGTTACGGCGAAAGCGTCGAGCCAACAACGCTTTTTCATTTGCCCGTTTTCCGTTATCATGCGGGCGTGGCGGCGGTTATCGTTGATCCTGTGCCGGGTGACATCGGCCTTGCGGTATTCGCGCAAGCCGACTCTAGCAACGTCACGACAGGTACGGACACGCCACAGCAACCGGGCAGTTTTCGCCGTCACTCAATGAGCGATGGCTTTTATTTTGGCAGTTTCCATCCCGGAGAGCCGTCCGTATTTATCGAAGTGACACAAAGCGGCGTTGTGAATATTAACGCCGACACGGTTAATATTTCGGGTGACGCCGTGATTGGCGGAATATCGTTTTTGAATCACGTTCACGGCGGCGTGCAAAGTGGCGGCAGTACGACAAGCACGCCACAATAGGGGGCGAAACAATGAACAAAAGAAGCCTATACCTAAAGCCGGACAAATGGGACATAACATTAGACGGCGCGGGAAACCTTGCAACGACAGCGGGACGTTACGCGGACGCGCAAAACGTGGCAAACGCGGTGCGGCTTTTTACCAATGACGCATACTTGCGCCAGCGCCAAGGAGTGCCGCATTTTAGCCTTGATTTAGGCGTAAAGCCCGCAGAATCAGAAGTGAGACAAGCATATCGTGAGGCCGCGCTGAATGTGGAGAATATCGCCGACGCGACGGTAGAGATCGCGGGACTGGACACGGAAACGCGGGCTATGACAGGCACAATCACGGCAACGTCAGAAAACGGCGAAACTGTCGCCGTCGAGTTTTAGGAGATGGCACAATGGCAAAATTTGATAATGATTTGCTTGCACAGGCTATCGTCGCGCATGAAAAAGCCGACAAAGAATATAAGGCAATGGAGGGCGCGTATGCAATACAAGAATATTGCAGTGAAATAGGAAATTGTTGCGATTGTCAATTCTTCGGCGGTTCGTTTTGCAAACTTCGCTTTTCCGTGCCTATGGAATGGCGTTTATAGGAGGTGCGTTTATGGCAATCACTTTCAACCATGAAACGGGTTTTTCGGCTGATTCGACAAGCACGATAAGGCAAGCCATAGTCGATGATTGGACGGCTATATTTAACGACGAAAACGCGACGTTAAACACGTCAAGCGAAAGCCCCGCAGGGCAGATTATTGATTCGCTTTCGGTACTTGTCACGGGCAAGGACTCGGAGTTTCTCAACCTTGCCAACCAATTCAATCCGTTAACGGCTGATGGGATTTTTCAAGATGCTTTAGGGGCTATCTATTTCCTAACGCGCAAGGTTGCCACAAGTACGGTTGTATCTTGTACTTGTACGGGCTTATACGGTACGACGATACCGCAAGGAAGTATCATTCAAACGACAGACGGTGTAAAACTTGCTTCTGTGGGCGCTGCTACAATCGGCGCGGACGGCACGGTGGAAGTTGAGTTTGCCGCGCTTGAAAGTGGTGCTATTGATATAGGCGCACATACGGCGACGCAAATAATAACGGTTATCCCGCATTGGGACACGGTAGACAACGCGGCGGCGGGCGTACCGGGCAATCTTATCGAAGGCCGTGCAGACTTTGAAAAGCGGCGTTTTAACAGCGTCGCGGCAAATGCTCACGGAAGCGCGGCGGCGTTGCAGGGTGCAGTTTATCAAGTGAAAAATGTGCTTGATTGCCTTGTGTTGGAAAACAAGACAGATAGCACCGTGACGAAGCAGGGCGTTTCGCTAATCTCTCATAGTGTCGCGGTATGCGTTTACGGCGGCGAAGATGATGACATAGCGGAAACAATATACAACAAGTTAGACGCGGGCGCAGGGACAAACGGAAACACTGATATAAGTTACACATCTTCCGACGGAGTTGTGAATAATTACAAAATCGTCCGGCCTTCTCCTACGCCCGTTTATTTATCCGTCACAATCAACAAAACGGCGCAAACGCCCGCGACGGTGACGCAGGATATTAAAAACGCTATCATTTCCGACGCAAACGGAAGTGATAATAATAGCGGAAATACGCGAATAGGCCTGGGGCAAACAATCTATGCAAGCCGCTTCACCGTTGCGATTGTCAAGACGGCGGGCGTGAATGATTTGGAAAGCGTTTACATTGGAACAAGCGCAAGCCCGACGGGGAACAGCGTCACAATGGACGCGGACGAAGAACCAATAATCACGGCAGAAAATATCGAGGTGGTTATAAATGAGCCTTGATTTTAACGACCTTGCATTAAGAACGATACAAAGCCAATATGGGGCAAGCCCGCACATTATCGGCATTGTCGAGGCGGCGGCAAAACAGCTTGACCCCACGGGCGACATACAAACCTTTTATGATAAGGTTTTTAACCCGCTGACCGCCGAGGGCGTAGGGCTTGATATTTGGGGGCGTATTGTTGGCGCGTCAAGATATCTACCCGTCGATAACGAGGACTTTTTCGGATTCTACGGGCAAAATCTGAATCCAATGAATCAATCCCCATTTTTCAACATAGGCGACACTGACCTTTTCCGCTTGACCGACGAAGCCTATAGAACGCTGATTTTCTTGAAAGCGTCGGCGAATATTGGAACGGCGACCTTGCCGAGTATCAAGGAAATTTTGACCGCGCTTTTCAGCGAGCCTGTTTTGGTTATGAACATAGGCAATATGAAGGTGCGCGTTGTGTTTGAATTTTTCTTGACACCGTATCAGCGGGCGATTTTTGAAACCTACGGGCTTTTCAATTTGGGCGCGGGCGTGGGGTTTGAATTTTACCAAATTGACCCCGCGCAAACTTTCGGATTTAACGGAAGCAACCTTCAACCGTTTAATCAAGGCGTTTTCCAACCTTATCCAATACAACAAGGAGCGTGATTGTAAATGGCGGCAAATCCTACATTATTATCAATGCCGATTGCAGAAAACGGCACGAAAAACACAATACCCGAAACACAAGCGACACCGGGAAACGGCTTAATGAGCCAGTCGACGGGCTTCCCTGCGGAGTGTTCTCTTCCTTTAGGCGCGGGCGGCGTTGCGCCTGATCGGGCAGACTTTAACGGCGCGTTTTACCTTTTGGGCGGCGTGGCGTTCATGGCGCAAAAAGGCTTTACATTCAATTATGACGCGACGCAGGATTATTATAAAGGGTGCGTCGTAATCGACAACGGCAATCGTTATTTGTGTATCGCAGATATGACGGCGGGGACAGTTGCGCCGAGCGCGGACACGGCGCATGATTATTGGATTTTTTACCCCGTTGGCGTAATCAACAAGCGTGACGTTATCACAACAAGCGGCACATATACCGCGCCCGTCACTGGTTGGTACAAAATTACTGCAAAAGGCGGCGGCGGCGGCGGTGCGGGTGGAATTTCAGCGGTACGTTTATCATCAGGCGCGAATTTGGGACAAGGCGGCGGCGGTGGTGGCGAGGGCGGCACTACAATCGCCTACGAATATATGATTGCAGGAGATACGGCAACAGTTGTTATAGGCGCAGGAGGCACAGGTGGTTCTGCCGTAACCACCTCTACAGGTAATTCTGGAGCGGCTGGTGGAAATACAACAGTTACAATCAATAATAACTCGTATATTGGTTACGGCGGCGGCGCTGGAACATCAGATGGTGCTAATGGTGGTGGCGGCACTATACAAGGATGTCCCGGAGGTGCTGGAAAATTAAATACATTTTCAGCTACATCCGCAATACAAAACGGTGAAGCTGGCGGCGGACAAGGCGGCGGATTTCCTGCTCATAATGGCGCATATGGTGGTGGCGGTGGCGGCGGCTACAGTGGTAGCAGTTTAGCAACGACTTCTGCTGGCGGCAAAGGCGGTAACGGTTTTGTTTGGTTTGAGTATTTTGAACTGTCGTGACTTAAAGGAGGGAATAACATGGCAAAAACGTATTATTCGCCTGATGGCAATCCCGAAGTGTGGGAAGAGGGCGAACAGCCGGACGGGTACATGACAGAAGAAGAATGGCAGGAACTGCATCCGTACATCCCGCCTGTCCCGACGAAAGAGGAAAAACTGGCGGTACTCGACGCACAATACGACGCAGACAAAGCGGAGATTATGCAGTATTACACCGAGGCACTTTTCGCAAATGACGAAGAAACGCAAGCGGAACTAAAAGAAGAAATGGCGGAAATCGACACGACGTATGCCGAGGAGCGGAAAGCCATTGAAGACGAGCCGGAAGGGAGTGACGAGTGATGGCAGTAAAGAAAAGGTGCAACGTGTGCTTGACTAAACTCCGTGCTGATGGCACTTGTCCAAATCCCGAATGTCCGAGGTATGTGCCGGAGCCGGAAGATAAGAAGGAGAAGGGCGGCAAATAGCCGCCCTATTCTTTGAGGTGATACCATGACCGATACAAGCACGAACAATGCGGAGGCAGAAATCAAACGCTTACGCGCAGAGAAAGCTGTGATTGATGCGGCGAAACTCGTAAAGGAATGGTGCATTAGCCATTCTGACGGTGAGAGTTGCGACTACAAGAACTGTCCTTTTTCGCCGTGCGATGCGGACAATAGTTGGACTTGCGCCTGTGCTTACGGAGAGCCGAGGCTGTGGAGGCGATTAGGATGATTATTTGGCTAATCTACTTCGTACTGTCAATGTTTTTCTCGGTGCTGTGCTATCTCACAAATCCCATCGTCCTGCTATTTTGCGACGAAGACGGAGAGCTTCCAAGCGTGCTTCATTACTGGCAAACGTGGGACAATAGTTGCGACCCGTCAGACATCAAGCATATCGCACCGTCTTGGCTTTTATACGATTGGGACAAACACTACGTCGAGTTTATAGACACAGACGAGTATTTGCATAGCGTGAATCGTACTAGATGGTACACGACTTGCATAGACTACAATTTCACGCACGTTGAGCGAATCAAGCGGTATTTCTGCCGCCTGTTGTGGCTGACGAGGAACAATGCTTACGGATGGTGTTTTTACGTTCTCGGCTTAAATGTCGCACCAACGCTTAAAATCTCAAAAAGCGAAAACACAATCTTCATTGTTGAAGATTACGGCGAAGGGCTTTTCGGTGCTTGGAGTTATAAAAACGACGCTCCGATTTTCAGCGTTGGCAAGTGGACGGTTTACTGGAAAAACTACTTGGGATGGAAGATTGTCGAGGACGCTAAATTCGATACCCGCGCCATGATTGCGAATCGTATTGCTTTTTCTTTTAAGAAAGAAGGCGATTAAATGGGCGAACTATGGGCGAGGTTTTGCCCTTCCCATACCGAGAAAATTGTCGGCGCGGGAAGTGCGGTCGGCGGCTTGATATGGGAGTATAGTTTCGGGCGCAACGACGCAATAGGATTTCTTGTCGCCGCTATGTGCATCGACTATATAACGGGAATGCTTGCGGCGGCGATTTATAAAAAGAAGCATCCGCGCAGCAAAAAGGGACTTGATTCTCGTGTCGGTGCTATCGGTATCCTTAAAAAGATATTGATTCTGTGCATGGTTGCATTGTCGCATATCCTCGACAATGCCGTTTCTTTTGACGGGATAGAGGCCGCGGTCACTTGGTTTTATATCGGCAACGAGGCTTTGAGCGTTGTGGAAAACGCGGCGAAGTGCGGGACACCCATGCCAAAGAAATTGCTTGAAGTTTTGGAACAGTTAGCCGGAGAAAAAGAACGAGCCGAAAAAACGACGCGCAAAAAGGCGGCTAAGAGCGACGAAAAGGATAGTACGCAAGGAAACATAAGCGACGGCAAATAAAAACCGCCTACGGGCTTGTATGGCGGTTAGGTTTGATTTTGGCAAGTTTAGCAAGTAGTTTGGCAAGTTTTAGCAAAGGAGTGAACAGTAATGGCAAAAGTATTCCTAAACCCCGGACATGACGAACTCTCTTTAAAAGGAACTCCCGATTATGATTGTGGTGCTTGTAATGAGGATATGGGACTTTATGAGAATGAGATTGCACTTGCGGTTGGCGAACTCGTTCAGCAGTATTTGATCGCGGCGGGCTGTGACGTTGAGCTTTTGCAAAGCGAAAGCCTTTCCGGCATTTGCGAGGCGGCAAACAGTTGGGGCGCGGATTTGTTTATCAGTATTCATTGTAACGCCTTCAATGGGATTGCAGACGGCGTTGAAACGCTTTCCTATCCGTCTGATATTGACGGGTATAAACTCGCGGAGTGCATACAGAATCAGATTCTTGACACGTTCGAGGAATTGACAGACCGGGGATTGAAAGCCCGCACAGACCTTGCCGTACTTAACGGAACGGATATGCCCGCCGTGCTTGTCGAAATGGCGTTTATTGACAATCCAGACGACGCTATTTTGTTGCGGGACAGGCAGGACGATTTTGCGCGGGCGATTGCGCGTGGGGTGACGGACTATCTGTCCGGGTGCTGACATGATTATAAAAAGCAATACTCCGCTTTCTGATTTTGAACTACGGCGGGTTCGGGAAATCCTGCGTGATTATCAATTCCCTTTTACAAAACTGCAGGAGCTTTTTCCGGGCGTAAAACTTAATATGACAGGCTACACGTTATGGATAGGGAGCCCGCCGTGGGACTTGACGCAGGAAATCGAAGTATGAAAAATTGCCGTTTTTTTCGTAGTTTGAAAAGTTGGTATGAAAATTTGCCAAGTTTTTCGGAGGTGCAAAATGTGGAAAAAACTTTTCGTATCATTGGTATTGTTTGCGCTTGCCTGTTTGTCGGCTGGCTTTTGTGGTATCTGTTATGCGAACCAGACGTACCAAATCAGCGAGACAGAGCTTCAGACGTTAGAATCGAACTTGCAAACACTGGAAATGCACAACGCGACGCTCAAAGCCATCTTGACAACGCAGGACAGCGAATTGACCGAAGCCTTGAATCTGCTGACGAAATCACAGAACGAATTGACGAAGCTACGGAGCGAATTGCAGATAGCACGGCAAGAAACGCAGAATGCGCGGAACTCGTTAGAGATAGCGAATCTCGAATTGCAGAAAGCAAGCGAATCCTTCAGACAGTTAGAGAGAGAGCGGGACAAGACGGAAAATAGGTTGAGGAATCAGCGCAATATTTGGGAGGTTCTGTGTCTTGTCGCCGTTGGTGTTGCCGTGGCGCGGTGAGTATGATATAATTTGGTTAGCTCATGTAAAGAGGTTACAAGGAGCGGAGATTGCGTCCGGCGTTTTGCCGGGCGTTTTCGTTTAGCCGTTTATAAATAGCGTTTCTACAATGCACACTCAAAAGTGCGACGTAATAACGCTACTTAAAATAAATAACAAAGCTGATACTATAGGCTTTCGGCTTCTTTTCGCCGTCTGTTCTTTCATAGACAACATGGTCTATGACTGAGCGGACGGCGGTTCTTTTTTTTTCGAGCGAACTGCCGCAAGCATGAACTATTTTATATATCCGCGCTGTATCAACGGCTTTTTCTTTATCCGGCTGAGATAATTTTGCTTGTATCGCTTGCGCTTCACTTGTCAATGCAGACAGTTTGTCTGTGGTTGCCTGTTGTGTCAAAAGCCCGTTTGTGTACCAATCTACAACGGCAACCTTTTCTTCTTCGATTTTCGCAAGCCGAGCCTTTAACGCGGCGGTATCGGTTTTCGTCGAAACGGCTTTCCCCGTGCGCTTGATATAGGCCGCAAGGCGTTTCTCTGATGAGCAAATACGCCGCAGCGTTGACCAAAAAGCCTCATCAACAATTTCGACCTTGGCAAACCTAGCGTCACAGCTATGACCTGCGGCTTTACGCTTTGAGTGCGCGAAACAAGCATAATACCGTCCTGCTCTGTTGTTTGTGAGGATGATTTTCTCTCCGCACTTGGCGCAGACCATAAGCCCTTGCAGGAGATAGATGCCGTTGTCTTTCGAGCGTTTAAGCTGTGTCTTGTTTGTGTCTAGTAGATTTTGCGCGGCATTGAACGTCTCTGCATCTATGATTTGTGGGCATTTGAGTGGTATCCACTCGTCCATCGGCGGAGGGGACATT